CCCACGCTCTGGGACTGGGTTAGTCGAGAGTTTTCACTCAAGAACCTACCCAAGAGCACGATGACGAAGTACGTCAAGGTACACCATGTAGTACGACCACTACTCTCTGCGACAATTGCCGCAAAGCGCCGTGGTAGTCTCATGCACGAGAAAGTCCCGCTTTACCTCTCCCTAGGGAGCATCCTACCAGCCGAGCATTCGGCCTGCGGGGAACCCTGGAGGCAAGAGGCTCTCTTGTCGATAGCGCGTCGAGTACACGCGTCGACCTGGAGAATATGGGAACAATCGAAGTTGCCGATCCATTGGCCAAGTAGTTTGGGTGGATGGGGTGTCCCGGGTAAACCCGAAGCACCCGTACCCTTCCGGCGCGCTGCTGCCGTTATTCTCAACGGACAGCCCGAGCTCGGGAAGAAGCTTATGCAGCTCTTCCTCTCGGCGGTGTCCCCGTTACATTTACGGGGCAAATTAAGGTTACTAACAGAATGTATTAGTAACACACCGGAGCGCCTCCCGGAATTCGACCTCCCGGCGCGTCCTAGCAAGCTAAAAGACGCATTGGGAGAAATGGTAAGCAGGCTCCTAGCCTACCATTCATTCGATCCCGCTTACGATAAGCGGAAGTCGAAATCGAAAACATACAAGGCAAATGCGATTGGTCGCAAAGTCAGGAAGTTAGTGCAACAAGCTCTCTCTAAATGGAGGTCTGTAAAACCTATGGATCCCAATAAAGTGGGCAAGGCACTGGCCCGAGTGGAAAGTTTAATGGTAGATACAAAATATCTAACATCTCTCCTCCACTACACAGGCACTCCTGACCGAATTGATTCACGGATACCATATGAAGCAAGAACCCCGCTGGGACCTGTGGTGCTTCAGAGACATCTTACGATGAAATCTGAAGCCCCCCAGGGAACCCCGGCGGCTGTCGATGCAGCATCGGCACCATCCTCCACCTCATCCGAAGATGGGGAGGAAGACCCTCTTCCCACAACGAGATATGTTCTGATCGAGCCAAGCAAGCTTGGACAGGTCCAGAAACAGAACCCGAAAGGGAAG